GCACACTCTGGCACAATTGGAACACTTTTTAAAAAATAGGAACACTTTTTAAAAAGCTAATATATATATATAAAAACTATCAATAAGCGACTTATTAAAACGTTAACGAAATAAAACCGATCACTCTCGTGATCGTGTTTTATTTTTTATAGATAATTGATAAAAATAATTAAAAAGTATTTATGACAAATAAAAAATAGAGTCGCGCGGTGCTCGCCTTCGGCTGCGCGCGGCTCCTTTAGAGCGAAGGCTTCGCCTCCGCCCATATTCGCCTTCGGCTCAATTTAAAAAAAAGATGTTATATCAAGAACATTGTTAAAACAATAATAAAAAAAGTTTCAAGATAATAAATAAATAGTGAAAATGAAAATTAAAAAATTGTCTAAGATAAAATGAAAAAATTAAATGATATCTATAATTTAAAAAATAGCGAAAAAACAGTTATTAAATATTTACTAAAAGAAATAAATAAATTAAAAATTATAAAAAATGTTGACTTAAAGAAAAATGAAAATCAATGAAATCATGAACATAATCGGTACGATTATTACCGTTCTAATTGCATCGATATCTATGTGTATAAAAAATTGTAAATCTTCTAAAAAAGAAATTAAAAATGAAAACTAAACTTTTTATATAAAATATATAAAAAATTAAAAATAGTGAAAAATAATGAATATTATAATTAAGCGGCATTACCATTAAGCTTCATAATATTAATATCAAGACTGGTAACCGGTGTTGGCAAAACCAAACCATTAAAAGTAATTACTCCTGCAAGTAGAGGGTCAGTTATTTCAAAACAATAACGAATAAACAATTCAGTTTCAGCCCCACCTGAAATTGATGTCTGCAAAGCAGCAGTTTTATTAGTAAATAAGGATAGCTCGGTTACATTAGTACCTACGATAGAAGAGACGGTTGTCGTCTGTGAACCACCAATCCAAACCAAATTTAAAACAAATTTACCATATGTATTGGCTGGTAGAATAATTGTATTATTAGTAAAAGAAGCACCAAGTGTAGCTGTAATACCAGTGCCAGAGGTGCCAAAAGGGACGAGATTAGTAACACCGTCGGGAGTAACCGCTACCATTTCGCATGGAATAGTTAGCCCGCGAGGTACAGTAAGTTGAGGATTGATAAGTTCTACATCATAAGAGCACCAGAGTTCGCCGACGACACTGGATGCTTGTTGACCCTGGGACCCAATTTGGAAATTACCCCAATCATAAAGACGAAGATCACCTGAGGAGACTGCGCCTGTACGAATATAACGTTGTAAAGATGATGAAGAATTTGGGGCACATTCTATGGGATGAAGAATGTCGCAAGCAGGTTTACCTGAATTAGAAAAAGTGGTTGCAAGCATACCAGCTTTTGTAGTAAAAGATGCATCAAGAGCATTATAATCAGTTGCAAGGAAAAGAGACCCCAAAGCAGTGTTTGTGGAATTTAAAGCATCAGCAGAAGTGGATTTAAAAGTCCATACCATACCATGTATGCGATAGCTTTCAAAGTTTTGTGCCAAACCAGAAAGGTAAGGAAAAGAAGCTGATAGCCCAGGATTAATTGAAAAAGATTCAAGTGAAAAAGCATTAGTAGCTGTAATGTCCTGAATGAATTCCTTATGCCTGATACGTACGGACGAATCAGCGGAATGCATAATTGGGACTGAAGAAGGTTTTATTAAGGTATTCTCCTGGACAGTATAATCTCCTGAACCAAACCACTTACTTGCGTAAGCGCCAACATTACCACCCATTTGGGCGCCAATGTTGGCCATAGTATATGGGTCTTTAGTCTTATCATAATAATAACGACCGGAACCAGTCATAACACGTGGTTTACGTGGTGCGTAGGCCCGAGCAGGAGCTGCTGGTCTACGTGGAGCGGCCTTCCTACGCATAGGAGGCCTTGCTGCGGGAGCGCGAGGATAATTATATTTTCGAGGAGCTGGCATTTTCTTTATGGCAAGAAAATTAAAAATAATTATAAAAAATTAAAATCTTGCTATATGTGCCAAAAACTTAGACACAATAGACACATTTATAAATAAACGATTCAAGATAAAAAATTTTAATTTAGATTTAAAATTAAAATGTGTGTCTATATAAAATAGAATATGGACACTAAAAATGCATTAACAATGTGGGACATTACTTTATCTAAAAGTATGTGTGATGACCATACCCAAATTATTGATGACCTAAAAACCATTGCTAAGCAATGGGTTTTTCAAGAAGAAAAATCGGAAACTGGATATGAGCATTATCAAATGAGAATAGCTCTTATTAAAAAGAATAGAAAAACTGCGTTAATTAAATTATTAAAAGAAACTAACGTTATGGAAAAAGCAAGTGTTTCGCCGACCAGTAAAGAAGGAACTAAAACAGGGTTTGAGTATGTAATGAAACTTGACACTCGTGTGAGTGGACCATGGAGTAATAAAGACCCTCCTCCAAGGTTTATTCAAGATTCAATTAAGGCTATAACTACGTTATACCCTTGGCAACAAAGTGTAGTTGATATATCAGAAAAGATTGATTTGAGAAAAGTCAATATCTTGTATGACCCAATTGGAAATAACGGAAAATCCGTGATTATCAAATGGATGGAAGCATATAATAAATGTATTAAACTACCTGTCACCAGGGATTATAAAGACATTATTCAGATGGCTATGTGTATCGCCGAATCTCGTACACGAGAAGACAGCGCTACAAAATGTTGGATGATAGATATGCCGAGAGCTTTAGAAAAAAACCAGATGTCTGGATTCTTTTCAGCTATCGAAACTATCAAAGATGGTAAATTGTTTGATATGAGGTATAAATACCGAGAATATATAATAAATGAACCTGTCATTTGGATATTCACAAATAAAATTCCTACAATCTCATATCTATCTACCGATCGATGGAGATTTTGGAAAATTGACAATAATGAGTTAGTTGATTTTACAACTGAAGTCTTCGCTAAGACACGCATAAAGGCATGTCCTGTAGCAGACGAGTGTGCAAGACGCAGTTCTGCGATATGAACAATCCAGATTGAAAATAATAATAATCATAAATCGTAAAAATATTAATTATATAAATATATTAATATTCTGACTCCGTTAAAAGGGTAGTATGAGATAAGTTCGTTAATTATCTATATAAGCACTATTATACTATTTTGGCAACCAAAATTAAATGTGATTAAACAATATACCTTTGTAAGGATTTGAGGCGAGAGGCAAGCTCTCTGTAATACCCGTTCGCAGCAAGCTGCTCACTATCAAATCCTTTTTCTATTACTCCTTTTATAAGGAGATTGGCACTGGCTGGCACAATAGACACATTTTTAAAAAACGTGCGTATATCGTGTTCAAGCTACAGTGTCCAAAAAAATAGGGCTGGCACACTCTGGCACAATTGGAACACTTTTTAAAAAATAGGAACACTTTTTAAAAAGCTAATATATATATATAAAAACTATCAATAAGCGACTTATTAAAACGTTAACGAAATAAAACCG